CCACCAGATTTATAAGTAGTAGTAGACATTTTTTTGCCCGGTGTTTTTCTTTTTTCGGGTCTTGACATAATTTTTCCAACCATAGTTATCTCCTAATATATTTTTGTTATAGGTCTTTTATTGGGCAACATCAAGTTAAAACCTCTTGGCTTAACTGTTGTTTGAACTACACCACCGACCTTTTTTTTAACTGGTGTACTTCCGTACTCTTCCGTCCAATCCTTTGCTATTTCAGGCTCATTAGCCCATAAATATCTTCTTTGTTTTTCTGATTTAAATGGCATTATACTGTTTTTTTATTTTTGTTTGCAAAATTAGTGGCTGCTTGAGGTGAAGAAAATCCCCATTTTTTAAGTGCAAGTGCTTTACGGGTAGGGCTGCCATCAGGTTTTTTCATAGGACCTTTCATGCCTCCAAATCTAGCGGCAAAAGAAATTCTTCTTGGATTGGTACCTTTTGAAACGGGTGACTTAACACCGTAATGTTTTCTTCCAGCATCGTTTAATCCGCCTGTTTTATTTTGATATTTTTTAAGTGTCATTATTTTTTAAACATGTTGATTGCACTAGATCCTGCCTTGATGCCGAAGCTCGCTGAAATCGCAATGTACAACAAATTGTGGTAATACGACGGCAAATCCTGGAGGGCGATAAACCCTTTATGTATATGTTCTTGAAAAGGCGTGAATACTAAAACGGCTGGAAGAAGTAGCACAATTAAACTCACTTCGTCTTTCCACGACCCTTTCATTTGGTCCACGGCACTTTGCTCCCATTTCACTTTTCCAGCAATCTGGTCTTCTTTTAATTTCTTTGCTGCTTTTATTTCAGTAAGCTTTAGCTCACCTTTCATTTTCTTCGTAGCCACGAAGCCTTTAACTCCATCTGCTACTACGCCTAATAAGGGCTTAGCTAATAGTTGCCACATTATGAATACTCCGTAATTATAGTTTCACCAAACGCTGGTGAGAATGCTCCTTGTTTATTATATTGTGCCACAGCGGCAAAAGGATTTCCACTTGTTTCACTTAATTCTTCTCCGTAAATTGTTTGAAGATCACCAAATCCAGCAGGCCCTTGTTGTAAAATTTCACCTAAAGATTTTTGTTGCCATCTTTTATTTTTATCATATCTATCTGTTGGTCCGTAGTATTCTCCTAAATAATCATCCCAATAATCTCCTCCGTACCAATTTTCATCAAAAGAAGGACCCCAGTTATAACCTATTTTTTCTAAAGCATCAAAATATTCATCACTCCACGGATCAGCATTTGGATCGTTTAAAAGATTAAAAGCTTTATATTTTTCAGGGTCACCTTCTGTGTCTGCGAAAGTATTAATTCCAGTTTGATCAAAACCAGTATTTACATTTGGATCAAAAGTTCCTGCAAAACCTTGATCTGTTACAGCAAAAGTTTCTGGATCAAATAACGTATTTAGCATAGCGTTTTGATTCCCACCGAATAATTTTAAAAGTTGTTCATATTCTGGTAAACCTGTTAATCCTGATTCAAATTGAGCATCAGTTAACCCTTGTGTATTCATTTTGCCAACTTTGTTTGCAATGGCTTTTTTTAATAAATTTGTTTGTTTTTCGTATTCTGAAACGCCTCCAAGTACTCCTTCATTTTGAGCAGTAAAAAATCCCATATCAACAGCATCTTCATAAGCAGTTGGATCTTCCAACCATAAATTAAGGTCATCTCCATAATTAGCATAATTGGCTTGTGCTTCTTTAAATCGAGCCATTTTAATTTCTTCTTCTGTAGGTCCAGGAGTAGGTATTGTAAAACCAGCTCCTCCTCCTGGTGGCATTCCATGATGATGATTATTAGTAGTATTATTAGTAGTAGTAGTATTATTAGTAGTATTTCCAGAACCCATGCCTGCTCCGGGCCAAGTAGTTCCTGTTGTTGTGCCTGTGCCACTAGATCCACTTCCAGAACCCATGCCTGCTCCGGGCCAAGTGGTTCCTGTAGATGTTCCTGTAGATGTTCCTGTAGATGTTCCTGTGTTTACGTCATCATCACGATGAATATTCCAAGTATCAACCATTATGGATATCTACTTATAGCCATTCTAGTTCTAGGACCAATATAGTCCATATCAAAACCAGCATTAATCATTGCTTGTTCTGAATCTTCATCGTAACCACCTCTTCCTTGAGCTTGACTTTGTAAAAGATGTTTTTGTAGTGGAGTCAATGCTTCTGCAATATCAAATTGCTCTAAAAATTTATCTTGAACAGGAACATTCATATCTAATAAAACATCTCTATTTCCATAATTTTTTAAAGCATCACCAATCATACTTTTGCCATCGTCATTTGCTTTTGCTTTCATTGCTTCTGCCATAAATGCTTTTCCAGTAGGAGTAGATTCAATACCAGACATAAAATTTTCTTGATTAAATCTTGAAGTAGATTCACCAAACATTGGTTTTGTATAAGATTCAAAAGGTTCTTTACCAATAGTGTCAAATCCTAATGTGCCTAAACCATAATTTAATCTACTTGAAATTTGTGCATTTCTAAAAGCTGAGTCAGCGATACCTTGTAAACGTTGTTTTTCTGCATTATCACTAGCAAGTCCAGCAAGCATCGTGTATTTATCGTAAAATTGTTGATCAGATCCTTCATATCCTTCTTGACCTTTTCTTAATCCAAAACCAGTCATTAAAGATTTTTTTACATTGTCTCTATATTCTTTATCTTTATAAAGATCACCCATCAACTTTTTATTTTGTGAAGCTTTTCTCATTGGAGTAAACAGCAATTCATCCGCAGCTTTTACGGCAGTACCAAAAGCTCCAATTCCTGAACTAGCTTTATCTTTAATAAAACTTCCTAATTTTCTATCCCAACGATTAGATGGAGCTTTTCTTTTAGGTTTATTAAATCTTCTATTACGTCTAAAATCGACTGATGATTTTCTTCCTCTTCGAAAAGAATCCGGGTTGCCAGGATAACTCCTGGCCCCCGAAATACCAGCTCTGTAAGCGTCACGAGCGTCAGATACCATTACGCACCTAACACTGATTTTAAAATTAAAATTACTACCAAGGCAACGATACCGGCTTTAATCCAGTCCTTTATGCCCCAGTCCGACCACTCTTTTAAGTGAGCCCAAACATCTTTTAATAATTTCATCTTTCCTCCTAATGTATAGTTGGTTTATGTTGATCCACGATTTCTTCTATAAATAAAAAACTGTCTGCTACGCTAGCAAACACATGTGCAGCATCTTCTGCACCGATCGTTTCAATATACAGGTTCCTTGTAACAGCCATTAGCGCACTTGCAACCAATAATTTTTCTTCATCACTTTTGATTTCAGCTCTAGCTGATTTCTCTAAGTTTATCATAGCTTCAGCAATCTTGTCAACTTTCTGATTTACCATTTTTCCTCGCGTTCATTTGAGCAATTCGTTCTGCACTTTTAATTTTACGGTCTTCTCGTAAAGTTTCCATGTTTTGACGAATATCCTCAATAGTTTCTTTGTTTGTTTCTTCGATGGCTTTTATACCTTCTTTAACAACTGTTTCTTCCATTTTACCTTTCATTTGCTCACGTGCAAGATCTATTTTTTCTGCTTCAATTCCAATATCTGCTAAAATTTTATTATCTTCCGTCTCTGCTTTAGCTGCAACTTCTGCTGCTTTAAGATCAATCTCTTGTTGTTTTAATCTTACCAATGGATCTTGCTCCACATTACCAGCTTTAATTTGCTCTTCTTTTGCCATCTGTGCAATCATCACAGCTTCTAATTCAGCAATTTTAGATTCTTTTTCATTTATAAATTGTTGTTTAGCTTGTTCTACTTGTTGTGCCATTTGTGGATTCTGTTGAGCTTGTTGCATCATTTGTTGTAGTTGCATTTCTTGCTCTTTCATTTCCTGTTCAACTTGCAATGCAGCCATTAAAGAAATATGTTCCATTACATGACTTTCCATCATTGCGTATAACTGCGGGTTAATTTGAACCATTCTTGTAAACATAAATTCACCATGTGTGTCAATATGTGCTTTATGATTTTGTTGTGCAAAAGCTTTTGGTTGTTCACCACGCATCGCTAATGAGTTTTCCATTGCAGGGCTTTTTGGTTGTGGAATGCTAGGATCTGGTTTTAAAATAGCATCAATATTATCTACATCTAATGCTTGATAAACTCTTCTATAAGCTTCACGTATATTATGTAACCCAGGATTAGCTTGTGCTAATTGTAATTGTTGCTGTGCCAACATAACACGTTGTGACATAGAAAATATATTTGGATTAGATATAGGTAGAATATCAACACGCTGATCAAAATCAGCTTGTTTAATCATACGGTTTCCACCACGTACCATGTATGGATACTCCGGCGGTAAAGATGTTTGGAATATAGTAGCTAATAAATTAAATTCAGTTCCTTGTGCATAGTGCAATCTTTTATGGATAGCACTCATCACTTTAGTACCACGTTCTAACAATGCTAGTGTTGTACCAACTGGATTTTGTTCATTACCTTCACCCATTTTCATATCTGCAATTGCTGCAAATGATTTACCTGCATCTACACAATAACCTAGTAGAGCAAATAAAACTTGTGATGGTTCTTTATATGGAAGAGGTAATAATGATTCTTTAATAGAAGCACCAGTTACATCTACATCTCTAAACTCACCAGGTTGTAAAGGAGTGTCTGAATCTCGTACACGCATTCCTCTTGCCTTAAATCCTGCCGGTAGGTTAGCGAGTGTACCAGCATCAATTAACTGCCGCAAAACACTTGTTGCTGTTCGCGATAACCCACCTAGCATGTGTATTAGTCCAAAGCCATAAAAGCCTAGACCCGGGAGAAATTTATA